ATTGCCTTTGATTTTGTCACCGGCTTCCTTCGCTCCCTGCCCGAGGACGAGCAAAAGCAATTCACCATTCGCCGTTCCCCCCGGCTTGAAATCGAGTATGAGGGCGACGGCGGCGGGCACTTTATCCGCGCGATTGCCGCCGATGGCAAGTCAGCCCTGGGCAGCGCGCCAACACTGGTTTTGATGGACGAGCGCGGCCATTGGGCAGCGGACCAGGGCGACGCGCTTGAGCATGCGCTTTTGTCCGGGCTGGGCAAGCGCGGAGGTCGAGCGCTGATTATCTCGACCAGCGCGCCGGATGATACACACCCTTTCTCTGTCTGGCTCGATGAAAAGCAAGATGGCGTTTACGTCCAAGAGCATCGCCCGCCGCCCGGCCTGCCTGCGGATGATCTGGCAAGCCTCAAGGTTGCGAATCCGGGCGCGGCGCATGGGATCGGCTCCAGCCTTGAATGGCTGCAAGGGCAAGCGCGCCGGGCGATTGCCCGCGGCGGCTCCACCCTGACCAGCTTCCGACTCTACAATCGCAATGAGCGAGTGAGTGGCGAGACCCGCGACGTGCTGCTGACGGTAGACGAATGGCTTGCCTGCGAGGTCTCGGAGCTTCCACCGCGCCAGGGGCAGGTTGTCATTGGTATTGATCTGGGCGGCTCGGCCTCAATGACGGCGGTGGCGTTTTATTGGCCCGAGACCGGGCGCCTGGAAGCGCGCGGCACCTTCCCGAGCGCGCCCGATTTGCTGGATCGGGGGCAGAATGACGGGGTTGGCGGGCGCTATGTGGAAATGCAAGAGCGCGGCGAGCTTTCGACCCTTGGCGGCAAAACCGTCCCGGTAGCGGCATGGCTTAAGCAGGTGATGGCACATGTGGAAGGCGAGCCGGTCGCCTGCCTGACAATGGACCGCTACAAGCAAGCCGAGTTGGGCGAGGCGATTGACCAGGCGGGGATCAGCGCCCCGGCGATGTGGCGCGGTCAGGGCTTTCGTGACGGCGGCGAAGATTGCGAGCGTTTTCGCCGCGCTGTGTTTGACGAAAAGGTCAAATCCGCCCCCTCGATGCTGCTGCGCTCGGCCTTTGCCGATGCGGTGACGCTGCGCGACCCGGCAAACAACATGAAACTGGCAAAGGCCCGCTCAAAGGGCCGGATTGACGCCGCCGCCGCAACCATTCTGGCGGTAGCTGAGGGCGCGAGGATCATGGGCAGGCCAGCCAAGGGCGGGGGGCGCATGATATGGGGATGAATCGCAACCGCAAACGCTCGGAATATGCCGCCTATTCCAAAAAAGTCACGCGCGGGCCGCGCTGGAAGGCTTTGCGCATGCAGGCGCTTGAGCGTGACGGCTGGCAATGCGTGCGCTGTGGTGAGCGCCGCCGCCTTGAGGTCGATCATATCAAGCCGGTCAGGACGCACCCCGAGCTGTCCTATTCCCTGGATAATCTTCAATGCCTTTGCGGGCGCTGCCATGCCCGCAAAACCCGAATTGAGGTAGGCCACAAGCCTTTGCCTCCCGAGCGTCAAAAGTGGCGCGACCTGCTGCGCGGTGCGCAGCTTCCACCCCCTGAGCATAAGGATAAAACACATGCTTGAATCAGTAAAAATCCAGCGCCGCCAGTCGGAAATTCGCCAAGAGCTGGCCGACCTTGCGGGCAAGGAAAGCCCGAGCGAAGACGAAACCCGGTCCATGGAGAGCCTGGACAAAGAGTATCGCCAGAATGAAATCCGCTTTCGGGCGGCGCTTACCTCTGAGGATGAAGAACGGCGCGAAGCCGGGGCCGAACTGGAAACCCGCGCCGGTAGCGAATGGGCTGACCTGGTGGAAGGCTTTGAGATGCGCCAGATCGCCCTTGCCCTGGATGAAGGCCAGGCCCTGACCGGCCGCACGCAAGAAGTGGTGAGCGAGATGCGCGCGCAAGGCGGCTATCGCGGCATGCCGGTGCCCTGGGAGGCGCTGGAGGTGCGGGCAGGCGAAACCGTTGCAGGTGGCACGCCTGACCCGATGCGCACCGCGCCGATTATTGACCGCCTGTTTGCCGGGTCTGTTGCCGCCCGCATGGGCGCGCAAATGATCAACATCGACCAGGGCGCGGCTGAGTATCCCGTTACCACGTCTTCAATCTCGGCAGGCTGGGCTGCGAGCGAGGTCGGCAACGTCACCGGCCCGAGCGCTTACACAACGGTGGATCGGCCTCTGACCCCGGATCACAATCTGGGCATTCAGATGCGGATCACCCGCAAGGCGCTCAAGCAATCCGGGGCGGGGCTGGAGCAAGCGGTGCGCCGCGACATGAACGGGGCCATTCAGGAAGCCCTGGACAAGGCCGTATTCCTGGGCAGCGGATCGGGTGGCGAGCCGACGGGCATTTTTGCCGGGGCGTCCGGCTGGGGCATCGTAGAAACCGCCATTGGCGCGGCGGCGGATTGGGCCGCATTCCGGGCTGAGGTCACGGCTTTCATGGTGGCGAATGCCGCCAATAGCGGGGCCGATGTGAACCTGCTGATTCGCCCGGAAATCTGGGACGGCATGGATGGCACCCTGATTAGCTCCACCGCCGTGAGCGAGTTTGACCGGCTTGCCGCCAAGATCGGCAATATTGTCATGTCGAGCAACGCGCTTGCTGCACCCACCGGCACCCCGGCGGCAAGCAAGGCACTGCTGACCACCAGCGCGGGCGGGGTCTCGCCCATGTTTATCGGCGCCTGGGGTGGCGTGGATTTGATCCGTGACCCCTATGCCGACGCACAATCGGGCGGGCTACGCCTCACCGCACTGGCAACCATGGACGTGACCATTTCCCGCGCCGCGCAAAGCCGCGTGCTGACCGGGCTGCAGTAATGCTCTGGGGCGGTCATACAGGCGGGCTTGAGCTGCGCCGCAAAGAAGGGGGAGAGGTCGCCTTGCGCGGCCGCTTTCCTTACGGAAAAACGGCGGTGCTGTCCGATGGTGGCAGAACCGGGCGACCAAGGAAAGAGGTGATCGCCCCAAAAGCCTTTGCTTACCGGGTGGATGACCCGAACGAGGACGTTCATTTTTTGGTGGGTCATTCTTTCGATCATCCGCTTGCCAGCCGGGGCGCGGGGACGCTGGACCTGACAGATACCGAGGAAGCCTTGCTTTTTGAGGCAACAATTACCCTGGAACTCCAGCGCGCCAGCTATGTGCAGGACTTCCTTGCGGGGTTTGGTGCTGGCTTGATTATGGGCCTGTCGCCGGGTTTCCGTATCCCGCCAAAGCGCGCGGTTGAGAACGCCGAAACTGTGGCAGATGAAGGCTATGACCCTGAGAATGGCGCGTTCAATGCAATCATCCGCACCATTCACCAGGCGCTTTTGTACGAAATCAGCGCGGTGACACGCCCGGCCTACGACGAGGCGCAAATTGAAGCGCGCGCCTGGGAGGCCAAGGCGCCCCCGCGCATGTTCACCAGAAAAGGAGCTGCACACAGATGGCGGTAGCGAAATATCAGCAAGAGGACGTGCCCGTGAGTTATCCGGCCACGCCTTCGGGCCTGTCCACCAAGGCGGCGGCGCTTGATCCGGCGATGATTTGGGCAAGGATAGAGACACATATTGCCCACCGCTGGACCCCGCGCGCGGTGGTCTGGATCATTGATGGCCCGGGCGAATGGGTCACGCCTCTGACCCCGGCGACCATATCGACCAGCGAGGTCTGGAACGGGGCCGCATGGATCAGCGCGAGCCTCGCCGCCTCGCCGCTTGGCGGCTTTGATCTGACCGGGGCCGGGCCTTATCGGATCACCGCAAGCGTTGGTGTCGGCACACCGCCCGCGCCTGTTAATGAAGCCTTCAAGCGGCTGGCAGAATACATCGCGGGCGGGCGCGACCAACTCGATGAGCCAGGGGCCACAAGCTACAGCACGGATATTGGCGGGGATCTGCAATGGAGCGTGACCCGCAACGCCGCCTGGATGGCGCGCGCCCTGCAAAACTCTGGCGCGGCGGATCTGTTGCGCCCCTACCGGAGGGCGTGAGCATGTGGCCTTTCAAGCGAAAACAAGCCCAGGAAACCCGGTCAAGCGGATCGGGATACACCGCCGAAATCATGGCGGCGCGGGAAAGCTACCTTGCCGGGCGCTCTGGCATTGGCAAGCTGACTGGCACCGTTCAATCTTGCGTCTCTCTCTGGGAAAATGGCCTGAGCCTGGCAGACGTGGACGGCACCGACATGCTGGACCGGCGGGCCTTGGCGCTTGCCGGGCGTTCCCTGGCATTGCGGGGCGAGGCGCTATTCTTGATCCGGGAATCCGGGCTGGTGCCCGCCTCAGACTGGGATTTGAGTACCATAGACGGCCAGCCCAGAGCGTACCGCGTGAGCATCTCCGAGGCGGGCGGCGGGCGTACGGAAACCGCCCTGGCTGGCGAGGTGTTGCACTTTCGCACCGGCTGCGACGTGGCGGCACCCTATCACGGCACCGCGCCCCTCAAGCGTGCCCAGCTTACCGCCGGGCTGCTGCATGCGGTGGAAACCGCCCTTGCCGAGGTCTTTGATAACGCCCCCCTGGGCAGTCAGATCGTGCCCATGCCGGAAATGCCGGATACGGATATGGCGAACATGGCCCTTGGGTTTCGCGGCAAGCGCGGGCGGGTGCTGATCCGGGAAAGCGTCAATGTCTCCGCCGCCGGTGGCCCGGCCCCACAACAGGACTGGAAGGCGGCGAATGTAACCCCGGACCTGTCCAAAGCAATGACGCGGGAAACCCTCGATGCGGCGCGCAACGCGGTGAGCATGGCCTTTGGCGTCTTGCCGGGCCTGTCTTCGCCAGCCACCACTGGACCGATGGTCAGAGAGGCACAGCGCCACCTGGCGCAATGGGGCTTGCAGCCCCTTGCCGCCGCCATTGCCGAGGAAGCAACGGCCAAGCTGGGCAATGAGGTCAAGCTGGACGTGCTGCGACCGCTGCACGCCTTTGATGCGGGCGGGCGGGCGCGCGCACTCAATGGCATCGTGCAGGCCCTTGCCCAGGCGCAAGAGCTGGGCGTGGACCCGGAAAAGGCAATGAAACTGGTGAATTGGGAATAGGCAGGTTGCGCCTGCGGATTTGACATATCCCGCAAAGCAACCCCGTTAGTCGATGAGTGGGTAAACCCCGACAAGGCGGCGGCCTCATCCTCCTTTGGGGCGCGGCGTTTGGACCGGTTCGTCTTTGATCAGCGAATCGGCCCTATTCCTTGCGCAATCGCACGCCAGGCCCGCCGCCATTCGCTGCGATAAACTCGACCCCGGCGGTTTCAAGGGTCGCGCGGATGGTCTCGATGGTGGAAGGCTTCAATTCTTCGCCCCGCTCAAGGCGTGCGATTGTATCAGGGGAAACGCTTGCTATTGCTGCGAGATCACGCACGCCAAGGCCCAAAGCGGCCCGCGCCATCTTGCTCTGTATAGCCAATAATTCGTAACTATGTTCTGATTTGTCTTGCAAAGCCATATCCAATCCATTAGCGTAACGGTGTTACGATAAATCATCGAAAGGAAAATCACAATGCACAAGCACCGCTTTTCTGCGGCCGATACCGGCTTGCCTGCTGAACGGGTGAACGAAATCCACGATTGCCTTGCCCTGGCACTGAACGCCACCGA